TGACTTGTTCTTTATTGAGGACGACCAATTTTTTATGTATAAAAAAAATGGCAAATGGAAGTCTTATGGAAAAAATTGTTTTATAAAACCTTTACCAAAAAAAGATACAGACATATATAAGACAGGTCAGTATGAACCTTTAATAGGAACTGTTAAATATATTAATGAAGATTTAAAAAACTTTGGACTTAAAGAAGGGGATGAGGTAGGTTTTGAACCTGATAGTGAATATGAGTTTAGAGTAGATGGAGAAATTTTGTATAGGATGTTTACTAATAATATAACATTTGTAATGTAATGGATACATTTGAGATACTAACACAATATGGAGTATTAGGTATATGGGTTCTGTATGCTATTACTCGTGAGCGTTGGTTACTTAGAAAGATTGAGGAAATCTCTGCAAGGTCTACAAAAGAGCGTGAGACATGGCATGAAGAAAGAGAATCATATATTAAAGAGATTGCTATGATACGTCTTGAAGAAAGAAATTCTTTTATACGGCAGATACAAAAAATATTAAACGAGAACAATGGAATCAAATCAACTAAAACTAAAAATAATAGAGGCAGGAAAAAAAGCAGTTAAAGAATTAATAAAGGTTGCTCAAGAGGAAATAATAAAGCCTGACCCTGAAGATGAGCTTGCTGCAGATAGATTAAAGAACGCTGCAGCTACTAAGAAGTTAGCTATCATAGATGCGTTTGACATATTAAAACGTATAGATGAAGAGAAAGAAAGATTAGATTACGAGAGTAAAGGAACAACAAGAACAGATACAAAACAAGGATTTGCAGAAAGAAGGTCTAAATAATTTATACACTGTAGTTAAAGACTATATTCCATCTTCTCATATTAAGAAACATAATAAGAGAAAGTCATGGGCTTATGGATATAACAAAGACTTTGATGTTGTAGTTATATCTCGCACCGGACAAATAGGTGAGGTGGTTTGTATTAGTGGATTGCACATTGCTTTACCTTTAGCACCTCAACAGCTCGTTGACGAGCCATTTAATTATTGGCATAGAAAAGATTGTCCTAAAGAGTTAGATAGAATAAATAGTATTTTTCAATGGAATGAAATGCCACGAGAGTTTAAAGATAAATGGGTAGACTACATTGAAGAAGAGTTTGACCGCAGAGAAGAAGGGCATTGGTTTATAAACAATAATAAACCTACTTATATTACAGGTTCACACTATATGTATCTTCAATGGACTAAGATTGATGTAGGGTATCCGGATTACCGAGAAGCTAATAGAATATTCTTTATATATTGGGAAGCTTGCAAAGCTGACAAGAGATGTTTTGGTATGGTGTATTTAAAGATAAGACGTTCAGGTTTTTCATTTATGGGTTCAGCAGAAGCAGTTAATACCGCAACCATAGCGAGAGACTCAAGGGTAGGCATACTGTCTAAGACAGGTTCAGATGCAAAGAAGATGTTTACTGATAAGGTCGTACCTATATCTCAACACTTACCATTCTTTTTTAAACCCATTCAAGATGGTATGGACAGACCAAAGACTGAGCTTGCTTATAGAATACCTGCATCTAAAATAACCAAAAAGAATATGCATGAAGTAGGTGATGATGATATGGAGGGATTGGACACTACAATAGATTGGAAGAACACAGATGACAATTCTTATGATGGTGAGAAGTTATTATTACTTGTACACGATGAGAGTGGTAAATGGCTAAAGCCAAATGATATATTAAATAATTGGAGGGTAACTAAAACCTGTTTGCGTTTAGGTAGTAAGATAATTGGTAAGTGCATGATGGGTTCTACATCTAACGCATTAAACAAAGGAGGTAGTAACTTTAAAAAGTTATACGAAAGTTCTAATGTAATGAAAAGAAACTCCAATGGTATGACAAAGAGTGGCATGTATTCTTTGTTTATTCCTATGGAGTGGAACATGGAAGGATTTATAGACAGGTATGGATATCCTGTATTCAGAACACCAAGCAAAGAGGTTAGAGGAGTGGATGATGAGATGATTGACTTTGGAGCTATAGACTATTGGGAGAATGAAGTTACATCTTTAAAGGGAGACCCTGATGCATTGAATGAATTTTACAGACAATTTCCAAGAACAGAGTCTCATGCATTTAGAGATGAAAGCAACTCTTCATTGTTTAACTTAACTAAGATATATCAACAGATAGATTATAATGATTCTTTAATAACACAACATCATTTAACACGAGGTTCTTTTCATTGGCAGAACGGAGAGAAAGATACTAAGGTTGTGTTTAGTCCTGATATACGAGGAAGATTCCTTGTTAGTTGGACACCTGAGAAAGCTTTACAAAATAGAGTTGTAGTAAAAAATGGAATTAAATATCCGGGCAATGAGCACTTAGGTGCATTTGGTTGTGACTCTTATGACATCTCAGGTGTAGTAGGTGGAGGTGGTTCTAATGGTGCGTTACATGGTGTAACTAAATTCAATATGGATAATGCTCCAAGCAATGAGTTTTTTTTACAATATATTGCACGACCGCAAACTGCAGAGATATTTTTTGAAGAAGTATTAATGGCTTGTGTTTTTTATGGTATGCCAATACTTGCAGAAAATAATAAACCAAGATTGTTATATCATTTTAAGAATAGAGGATATAGAGGATTCTCTATGAATAGACCTGATAAAGTATATAATAAACTATCTAAGACAGAAAGGGAGTTAGGTGGTATACCTAATAGCTCTGAAGATGTAAAACAATCTCACGCTTCAGCAGTAGAGTCATACATTGAAAAGCATGTAGGGATAGATATGGAAGGAACTTATAGAGATAAGGATGACATGGGGTCTATGTTATTCACAAGAACATTAGAAGATTGGGCAAAGTTTGACATTAATAATAGAACTCGATATGATGCAACAATAAGCTCCGGCTTAGCTATAATGGCTATACAGAAGCACTTATATCAGCCTCAGAAAAAAGAGTCAAAAATAAGCGTTAACTTTGCAAGGTATAATAACAAGGGAAGAATCAGTGAATTAATAAAATAATGGAAGAGGTAAAGATAAATATAAATGACGTAGGTTTTCCAAATCAGTTTGTATCTGATGCAGAAAAGAAGACTGTTCAATATGGATTACAAATAGGACAAGCAATTCAATATGAGTGGTTTAGGAAAGCAGGTAATCAATGTAGATTTTATAATCAATTTGCAAACTTTAATAGACTGCGATTATATGCAAGAGGGGAACAACCTATTGCTAAATATAAAAATGAATTAGCTATTGATGGTGATTTATCTTATCTAAATCTTGATTGGACTCCCGTTCCTATTATACCAAAGTTTGTAGACATTGTTGTTAACGGAATGTCTGATAGACTATTTCAAGTTCAAGCGTATGCACAGGATGCATTGTCTCAAGGCAAAAGAAGTAAGTACAAAAACTTAATTCGTTCTCAAATGATAGCAAAGCCTATCTTAGAAAACATAGAACAGAATTTTAAAATAAATCCTTTTACTGTAAACAAAGATGAGCTTCCTAATACAGATGAAGAGTTGTCTTTATATATGCAACTCAACTATAAACCTGCAATAGAGATAGCAGAGGAAGAAGCTATTAACACTTTACTTGAAGCAAACCATTACAATGACTTGCGTAAAAGATGTGACTATGACTTAATGGTATTAGGTGTAGCCATGACTAAACATGAGTTCCTTATTGGAGATGGAGTTAAAATAAAATATGTAGACCCTGCTAATGTGGTGTATAGTTATACTGAAGACCCACACTTTAAGGATTGTTTCTATTGGGGTGAGATTAAAACTATTCCTATTAGTGAGTTAATAAAAATAGACCCTACTCTAACTAACGAAGATTTAGAAGAGATAAGCAAGTATAGTCAGAGTTGGTATAATTATTATAACACAGCACAGTTCTATGAGAACAGCATGTTCTATAAAGATACTTGTACTGTTATGTATTTTAATTACAAGACCACAAGCAAAATGGTTTACAAAAAGAAAAACCTTGATGGTGGTGGTTCACGTATAATAGAGAAAGATGATACTTTCAATCCACCTGAAGAGATGATGGAGGAAGGTAACTTTGAAAAGTTAGAGAAGACTATTGATGTTTGGTATGATGGCGTAATGGTAATGGGGACTAACATAATGTTAAAGTGGGAGCTTGCTAAAAACATGGTACGACCTCAGTCAGCAACACAACACGCTTTACCTAACTATGTCGCAGTCGCACCAAGAATGTATAAAGGAGCTATTGAATCTTTAGTAAGACGAATGATTCCATTTGCTGATTTAATTCAGATAACACATTTAAAACTACAGCAGGTATTATCACGAGTAGTTCCTGATGGAGTGTTTATAGATGCTGACGGATTAAATGAAGTAGACTTAGGTACAGGCAATGCTTATAATCCTGAAGATGCATTAAGACTATACTTTCAAACGGGTAGTGTTATTGGTCGAAGTTATACACAAGATGGAGACTTTAATCAAGCACGAGTTCCTATTAGAGAATTAAATTCTTCTTCCGGTGCAAACAAAATGCAAATGTTAATTCAAAACTATAATTACTATTTAAGTATGATTAGGGATGTAACAGGATTAAATGAAGCAAGAGATGCTTCTACTCCTAACCCTGACTCTTTAGTTGGATTACAAAAGCTTGCGGCATTAAATAGCAATACCGCTACACGACATATTCTTGATGGAAGCCTATATCTAATTAAAAGTTTAGGTGAAGCACTAACTTATAGAGTAGCAGATATATTAGAATATTCTGATTTTGCAGATGAGTTTGTAAATCAAATTGGAAAGTATAATGTATCTATCCTTCATGAAATAAAAGACTTATATATATATGACTTTGGTATATTTATTGAGGTAAGTCCTGATGAAGAACAAAAAGCTTTACTTGAACAAAATATTCAAATGGCTTTATCTAAGAATGACATTAATCTTGAAGATGCTATTGACATCAGAGAGATTAAAAACATTAAACTTGCAACTCAATTACTAAAAGTTAAGAGAGAACAGAAGGCAGCTAAGGAGCAACAGATGGCTATGCAACAACAAGCTATGCAACAACAAGCTGCAATGCAAGCACAGCAATTAAAAGACCAAGCTGATATACAAAAGATACAATTAGAAACTCAATCTAAAATTCAAATAGAGCAAGCTAAGATTGCATTTGAAGTAGAAAAGATGCAGGCAGAAGCAGCGTTAAAACGTGAGCTTATGGCTGAAGAGTTTAATTATAATATGGGTCTTCGTGATTTAAGTGAAAATGCATTACAGGAAAGAGAGACTCAAAGAGAAAAAGCGAAGTCTGAAAGAATAACTCAACAGAATAATCAACAATCAAAATTAATCAATCAAAGACAAAATAATCTACCTCCTCAAAACTTTGAATCTAATGAGGATAGCTTAGATGGATTTGACTTCGCAGAGTTCAATCCAAGGTAGCTAAAAAATTGTAGTATTTTTTATGTAACTTTGTAACAAAATTAAATCAAATGGAAATAAAAGTAAGAGAAATTAGTGGAGGTGAAAGTAAAAGCGTACAAGAAGTAGAAAAGGAATTGCTTGAAAAGCATGAAGAAAAAATGCAAGCTGAAGAAGTTAATGACGATTCAGTAAATGTAACGCAAGAAACAGAGACGCAAGAAGCAGAACCAAAACAAGAAACATCCTTAACGGATGAAGAAGTTCTTTCATATATTGGAAAAAGATACGGAAAAGATATTAACTCATTTGATGAGTTAATGCAGGAGCGAGAGACATCAGAAGAATTACCTGAAGATGTAGCCGCTTACTTTAAGTATAAAAAAGATACAGGTCGTGGCATGGATGATTATGTTAAGTTACAACGAGACTTTGACTCCATGGAAGACGACACTTTGTTAGCTGAGTATTATCTAAGTACAGAAGAAGGTATAGACCGAGATGATGTAAAAGATATGATAGACGAGTATTCATATGATGAAGACATTGATGAAGAGAAGTTTATTAGGAAACAAAGACTATCAAAGAAAAAAGAAATTGCTAAAGCTCGAAAGTATTTTGCTGAGCAGAAGGAGACATACAAACAACCACTTGAGTCAAGTTCGGTTGGGGTGTCTGCAGAAACACAGGAACAACTTGATGAGTATAAGCGATACTTAGCGGATGCTAAAAACTATGAGGAGGAGACTAAACGTAAATCAGAATGGTTTACTAAGAAAACAAATGATGTCTTTAATAATGAGTTCAAAGGTTTTGAGTTTAATATTAATGATAAAAATTTTCAATATTCTCCCGGAGACCGAGAAGAATTAAGAAAGGCTCACTCAACTCCTATGAACTTTTATTCAAAGTTCTTGGATGACAATGGTCTTTTAAATGACGCAGAAGGTTATCATAAGTCGTTAGCTATTGCTATGAATCCTGAAAAGTTTGCTAAGTTCTTTTATGAGCAAGGCAAGGCTGAAGCGGTTGATGATGTAATGCGTAAACAAAAGAACGTCAGTATGACAACACGCAGAACACCTGAGACAGTCAGTAAAGATGGATTAAAAGTTCGTGCTATAAACTCGGATTCGGGTAGAGGCTTACGAATTAAAAGCATAAAACGAGGTTAAATTAAAAATTAAAAACTAAAAAAATGTCAGTACAAGCAACACCGGGGTTCGATTTGCAACCCTCAGCAGAGCGAGTGGCACTTGAGAGTAACTATCTTGGGGACGCAAGCTTTAATTTTATGAATCAATATCTGCCTGATACATACGAAAGAGAATTTGAAAGATACGGAAATAGAACTGTAGCTTCTTTCTTACGTATGGTAGGAGCAGAAATGCCATCTAACTCAGACCTTATCAAATGGGCAGAGCAAGGAAGGTTACACACGAAATACACGAAATGTGGTTCGGCTAATGTAGCAACAG